TACAGCAAATTCAAATGATGCAGTTATTGGAATCAGGATAGCCAACAAAGTAACCTCGGCAATTGCAATGGATGTATTTGTGAGTGTAGGTGGATCACAAACAAGATTTATTTGCAAAGATTTAAGTATCCCACCAAACAGTGCAGTAGAACTTGTTTCAGGTGGTGCTAAATTTGTAATGCAGAGTACTGATGTACTAAAAGTAGAATCAGATACTGCATCAAGTGCTGATGTTTATGTTAGTGTTGTTGATTCAATTAGTGCATAGGAGGATAAATGGATAGTTTATATAATACAATATACATAGGTAACAAACCTGGGTCAGAAGAAATTTATACCCATGCTCAAACCATGGACAATAAAGATATGATTATTGAGTCTGCAGTATTAGCAGGTCCAGTAACTTTTGTTAATACTATAACAGTAACAGGAACTTTGGTAATAGTATAATGAGTAAAATAGAAGTAAATAAAGTAGGACCTCAATGCGGAACAACGGTAACAGTTGGGTGTGGAGCAGGTCAAACAGTAAATGTAGACGCCGCTACAGTAACTTTAGGTAGATGTGGTGGATCTGTAGCTTTAGCTAGTGGTGCTACTCAAACAGGATTTGGTAGAGAGGGATCTGTTAACTGGCAAACAGGAAGTATTAAAACAGGAAATTTTACAGCCGCTAGTGGTGAAGGATATTTTATAAATTCAAGTGGTAGTATAACAATGAATTTACCTGCAGGATCCCCTGGAGCAATTGTTGCCGTATCTGATTACGCAAGAAATTTTCAAACACATAATTTTATAATATCACCAAACGGTACAGAAAAAATTGGTGGAGTGGCATCAAGTTTAACTTTAGATGTAAATGGACAAGCAACAACATTAGTATATGTTGATTCAACAAAAGGTTGGGTCAATGTACAAAACGCTGAAGATACACAAACAGGACTTCCTCCATATATATCTGCAACAGGAGGAACTGAAACAACATCAGGTGATTTTAAAATTCATACATTTACAGGTCCAGGAACTTTTACAGTAAATAGAATAGCAACAGCATCTCCTGCACCAGGATTTAATACAGTAAGTTATGCAGTAGTAGCTGGTGGTGGTGGCGGTGCTGCAGGAGCAAACCCTGCTCACGGAGCAGGTGGTGGTGGCGCTGGTGGTTTTAGAGAATTTAAAGGACCAGAAGATAGTTATACAGCAAGTCCATTGGATGGAAATCCAGGCGGAACTGCAGTTACAGTAACAGCCACAAGCTTTCCAATAACAGTCGGTGCAGCAGGACCATCAGGTCCTGGTTGTGCAAATTGTCGAGCTGGTAATGGTGGTACTTCAACATTTTCAACTGTCACATCAACAGGTGGTGGTGGCGGTGGTGGCGGTGGTTATACTCCTCCTCAAGTAGGAACAACAGGAGCTCCAGGTGGCTCGGGTGGTGGTGGAGCATCAGAAGCTCCAAACGCTGGTGGAAGTGGAAATACACCCCCTGTTAGTCCGGCTCAAGGTTTTGGTGGTGGTACAGGTGTTAATAGTCCCCCAGATTTACGATCAGGTGGCGGTGGTGGAGCAACAACAGCAGGAGGAAATGGAAGCCCAGGAGGAACTAGTGGAGTAGGTGGGACAGGAGCAACGACAAGTATTACAGGATCACCGGTAGCTTATGCTGGCGGTGGAGGTGGCGGTGGTGCAGGACCGAATGGACAACAAGCAGGAGCAGCTGGTGGAACTGGCGGCGGTGGACAAGGTGGTGGTATACCTGCGGGAACTTCAAATGCTGCAACAACGGGATCAGCTAACACTGGTGGTGGTGGCGGTGGAGGAAAAGGAGGCCCTCCAGGTGGAACTGTAGGTGCAAATGGTGGTTCTGGAGTTGTTATAATAAGGTATAGATTTCAATAATGACTAGCACAATTAAAGTAAACAACATACAAAACCAATGTGGTCAAAACATCATTAACGAGAATAGTAATACAATTACTATTGGCGCTAGTGGTGATACAATTGCTTTAGCATCAGGTGCATCACAAACAGGTTTTGGTAGATCAGGTTCAGTAGATTGGCAAACAACTCCTAAAACTTCTACATTTACTGCAGCAGATGGAGAAGGATATTTCATAAATTCAGGAAGTGCTTTAACAATGAATTTACCGGCAGGAACTGCTGGTGCTATTGTTGCAGTTTCTGATTATGCTAGAAATTTTGGGACACATAATTTTACCATTTCACCAAATGGATCAAATAAAATAGGTGGTGTTGCTGCTAATGCTATTTTAAACGTAGATGGTCAAGCTGCAACTTTTGTTTATGTTGATAGCACTAAAGGTTGGGTTAACGTTCAAAATGCAGAGGATACAGAGAGGGGTAATGAATTTATAATAGCAACAGGTGGTACAAAAAGTCAATGTGGAAACTGTACAATTCATACATTTACAGGTCCAGGGACTTTTACAGTTTCTCAAGTTCACCCTTGCGCTGCAAATAATTTAGTTTCATATTTAGTTGTAGCTGGCGGTGGAGGTGGTGGAGGCCGACACGGAGGTGGCGGAGGAGCAGGAGGATACAGAGAAACAAAGTCTCCAGTAACTCCTTATACAGCTAGTCCAAAATGTGGACACGGAACTCCAGGCAATAGAATTACAGTTACAGCAACAGCTTTTCCAATTACAGTAGGAGCAGGTGGTGCAGGAGGAAACAGAAACCCTAGCACTGCTACTTCAAATGGAGTCCCTTCAGTTTTTTCAACAATAACATCTGCTGGTGGTGGTGGAGGTCATACTTACTTCACAAATGCAGGTGCTGCAGGAGGATCTGGTGGTGGTGGCGGACACCCTCAATGTAGTTATTGTAATGGTGGAGCAGGAAATACTCCACCGGTAACTCCACCTCAAGGTAATGCAGGTGGTAATACAGTTGCTTGTTCAGGACCAGCTGGTGCTGGTGGAGGTGGCGCTAACGCTACTGGAAGCAACGCCGTTAATCCTAACGACGCGGGTGATGGTGGAGCAGGAGTACCTACATTTATTAATGGTTCAGATGTGACTTATGCTGGTGGTGGAGGAGGTGGTCAATATGCAGATTGTACACAAGGTGTAAATACCGGAGGATGTGGAGGAGCCGGAGGCGGTGGTAAAGGTGGTGGCGGACCAAACGGATCTCCAACTGTAGCAACAGCTGGCCAAGCTAACACTGGAGGTGGTGGTGGCGGTTATGGTGGAACTAACCCAGGTAACCCAAGTCCAAGATGTCAAGGTGCAACAGGAGGTAGCGGAATTGTAATAATAAGATACAAGAGTAGTTAATAATTATGAGTGAAATAAAAGTAAATAAAATTAGTCCAAGAACAGCATGTGGTACAACTACGTTAGGAGATAGTGGAGATACATTTACTATTCCTAGTGGTGTAACAATTACAAATAATGGAACTGCAAATGGTTTTGGAGCAACAGGTGCTGTTAACTGGCAAACAACAGTGAAGACATCAACTTTTACAGCAGTTGCTGGTGAAGGGTATTTTGTAGATACATCAAGTGGAAGTGGATTTAATGTTAATCTTCCTGCAGGAACTGCAGGAGCAGTTGTTGGATTTAAAGATTATGCAGGAACTTTTGCTACAAAAAATCTAACACTTGTTCAAAATGGTTCAGATAAAATTGGTGGTAATACAGATAATGTACCTTTAATCCAAGATGGTCTTGCAGTTACATTAGTTTTCATAGATTCAACAAAAGGTTGGTTGGTAACAGATTCAGGTTTACAATCAGAGGCTGAACCTACAAAATATGTTACAGCCACAGGTGGAACAGTTACTTGTTCAGGTAATTTTAAAATTCATACTTTTACAGGACCAGGAACATTTTGCGTTTCTTGCGCGGGAAATGGTCAAGGTTCAAATACAGTAGATTATTTAGTAGTAGCTGGTGGTGGTGGCGGTGGTTATTTTTATGGTGGTGGAGGAGGAGCAGGCGGAGCAAGAATGTCTTCCGGTGCTGCTTCTGGTTGTTATACAGCACCATTAGGTGCTGGTGTTTCAGCTTTACCAGTCACAGCATCACCTTTTCCAGTTACAGTGGGAGCAGGAGGCGGTGGAAGTCAAACAGGAACACCAAATGATCCACTAGGATATACTGGTATAAATGGTTCAAATTCAGTTTTTGCAGGAACAACCACAATAACATCAGCAGGTGGCGGTGGTGGAGCTGGTAGAAATGGTTCAGCCTTAAATGGTAACAATGGTGGTTCTGGTGGTGGAGGAAGTAACGGAGGAACTGGTAGCACTGGGACAGGTGGTTCTGGAAATACTCCTCCAGTTAGTCCATCTCAAGGATTTCCTGGAGGAAATGCTCCTCCTGGTCAAGGTGGTGCAGGTGGTGGAGCTACAGCAGCAGGAGGTAATGGTGGAAATTCACCTGGTGATGCAGGCGGTGCTGGTGTAATTAATAATATTAATCCAGCTACAGGAGATATACAATCTTGTAATAGTTATTATGCAGGAGGTGGAAACCCAACAAGTGGTCCAGGTCTAGGAAGACCTTTAGGTGGTGGAGGTATGGGTAGTAGAGGCCCTGTACCTGAAGGTAATGGTTTAGTTAACACAGGTAGTGGTGGTGGAGGTAACGCTGCAACCCCTAATTCTGGAACAGCTGGTTCAGGAATTGTTATTATTAGATATAAATTTCAAAATTAATATGTATTTACTGAACTTAAAAATTAATATATAAGGAGAAACATTATGGCACATTTTGCAAAAATAGGAGCTAACGGAAAAGTTATTCAAGTATTAACACTTGATAACAAAGATATGTTAAATGCTGATGGTGTAGAGGATGAATCAGTAGGTCAACAATATTTAGAAACACATAATAATTGGCCTGCACAAATGTGGATTCAAACATCTTACAATACAGGTCACAATAAACATAATTCTGGTGATGATTCAAAAGCATTAAGAGGAAACTATGCAGGCATTGGTTATACTTGGGATGAAGATAATCAAATCTTTTGGCCTAAAAAACCTTATGCTTCTTGGGTAAAAAATACTTCAACTGCACGATGGCAATCACCGATTGGTGATGCTCCAGCATTAACTGCAGAACAAGAAGAACAAAACGAAGCTGGTACACATTTGTGGTATTATAACTGGGATGAAGACAATCAGTCTTGGGACTTGACAGACTCTAAAGCATAAATTACAAAGGTATGTGGTATGCATAAGAAAGTATTAAGCGAACAAGCGTTATATTACGGTGATGTTAATATGCCTAAAGATTGGGATATTGACCGAGATAAATTATCAGGCGACATTTTACAATCAAAAATTCAAAACAAAGATTTTCCATTCTCTCGTAAGTGGGACATGTTAAATACCTACATAAGAGATCATATAAATTTAGAGTATGGATTTACTTTAATTAACAAAGAAACGTGGGGCAATATGTATAGGCCTCAAGAAACTACAATTCCTTTATTAAATATAGACCCAGTAGATTTGCGAAACTCTCCTGATTATACATTACTTTATGGTGTAAATGTAAAAGATTGCATGGTTCGAATACATTATGAAGATAATAGACGCAAAGGTAGATCTTGGGATATACCGTTGACTAATAATAAATTTATAATGTTTCCATCTACTAGTATGTATTATTTAACTAATAATCAAAAAGATAGTTTAAATTTTGTACAAACTATAACTTATGAATATATATAAAAATTTTTTATCAAAACAAGATTTTAAAAAAATTAAATCATTTATTATGGGAAATCATTTTCCTTGGTATTATTCTGATGGTGTTATAGACGAAGACGATAAATATGATCAATTTGTTTATACCTTTATAGCACAAAAAGGAATTATAAATTGTCCACAAAATATGTTAGATTTAATAACTCCACTTTTGTCTAAAATTAAACATAAAAAATATATAAGAGTTAAAGCAAACTTATTACTTAAAACTCCTGAAATTGTAGAACAAGGTTATCACATTGATCAATTAGAGGGTGAAACTTGTGTTTTTTATTTAAACACTTGTAATGGTTACACTAAATTTAAAAATGGTAAAAAAATAAAAAGTGAAGAAAATAAACTCGTAAGATTTAAATCTACACTAGAACATACAGGCTCTTCCTGCACTGATAAAAAAAGGAGAGTTGTAATAAACTTTAACTACGTATGAATATATCTAATAAACAATATATGTTGGTCAATCTTCCGTATGTAAAAAATAACATAATACATTTTAAAAAATATGCTAACCTAGCTCACGAACGTTTTAAATTTTGTTATGGTGATACATCTTCTACTTCTTTTTATAGGTATTATAATTGTATAAGTTTACTAGTTGGATCTTTACATTACTACAAGATGTTTAAAGATGTATTTAAAATTATTAGAAAATATTCTAATTCAAAAAGACCTTTATGGTTTCAATGCTGGTTGAATTTTCATAAAGAAAAAAATTTATTAAAATGGCATAATCATCCTGATGCTTTATTTCACGGATATATTTCTATTGATCCTAAAAATACTGAAACTGTTTTTAAAAATTACACTATAAAAAATAAAATTGGAAATGTTTATATAGGGCCTTCTTTAAATGACCATAAAGTTGTAAGTAAAAAAACATATGATAATACAAGAATAACTATAGGGTTTGATGTTATTGATGAAAAAACAATTAAAACGTTATATAAAAAATATGGAGAGGTAGATATTAATACAAGTTTTCTACCTGTATATTAATGAATTTAACTAATTATTATTGGTATTTTAAAGCTGCACTTACCCCTAGATTTTGCGATGATGTTATAGCGTATGCTAATAAACAAAAAGAAGTTATGGGTAGAACTGGTGGTTATGGTGAAAGAAAATTAAATAAAGAAGAAGTTTTAAATATGCAAAGAAAAAGAAAATCAGATTTAGTATGGTTAAGTGATACTTGGATATATAAAGAATTACACCCATACGT